AACATTATTGGACGAAAATAAAGAAACATTAGAACAATCTGATGTACAAAGTGGATCTACTCCAACCAATGATGATGGAAATGGTTATTCAACCACATCTTCCAGTGGATCTGGTGGTGGATATCTAAAATACCCAGCAGACTTAAGTTTAGCTCAACAAGATGTAATTCAATTTACAGCCGTTGAATATGTAGCTTCTGGAATTGATGGTAATGGATTATCATCCAGATCTTCTGGTTCAAGAAGTCAGAAGGGAGTTGCAGTTCTTCCCATTTCTGGACCCATTTCAGATGTCAATTCGGTTGATTGGTCTCCAGGATCGTTGGATGCAATTTCTAAGGATGCCCTGGGGCTGGCCAAAGATGCTATTCTTGGTGGTGACAAAGAATCTTTTGGGAAAAACTTTGAGTCAAAAGTCAAAAAATACGCCGAAGGGGAAAATAGGGATACAGTCATAGCTATGATGGCAGAAAAAATTCTTGGAATTCAAAATCTTCAAGGAAGAACTGGTGCAATTCTCAATCCCAATGTGGAACTTCTTTTCACTTCACCACAATTGAGACCGTTCTCCTTTAATTTCAAGTTAATTGCCAGAAACTCGGCAGATGCAACTCAAATTAAAGGAATTATTAATTTCTTTAAAAAGAATATGGCTCCAATAAAACAAGATTCAAATGCCTTCCTAAAAGCCCCCAATACATTCCTCATAAAATACCTCAAAGGTGGTGAAGAACATGATGGATTGAACCAAATCAAAGAGTGTGCTCTCCTCTCCTGTCAGACGAGCTACACACCTCTTGGAACTTATATGACGTATGAAGATGGGACTATGGTTGAATACAACCTGGGTCTTATGTTCAGTGAACTTGAACCTGTATATGATACCGACTATCAATCTTCAGGTTCAATAGGTTACTAAAATGACAAGACCTTACTTCAGACAAGTTCCTAACTTTGAATATGTCAGTAGAAATTCTGAAGAACAGAGTATCACAGATTATGTTGAAGTCAAGAACTTCTTCAAGAAAGGAAAACTAAGAGAAGACCTTCTTCAAAATCTCAACTACTTCACCAAGTACAACATCATTGGTGATGAAAGACCCGATAATGTTGCACACAAGGTCTATAAGGACAGTACCCTTGATTGGGTGGTTCTTCTCTCCAATAACATCATCAACATTCAAGATGAATGGCCGATGACACAAAATACCTTTGATACCGTGATGTTGGACAAGTATGGTTCTTATGATGCTTTATACTCTGGAATACATCATTACGAAACAACAGAAGTTCGTGACTCAAGAGGAAGAATTGTTATTCGTGGTGGATTGAGAATTTCACCTACCTGGAAAACCAATGGCAACTTTGTAGAAATCTTCAACTCACAAATTGCCGTTATCTCATCAGGTGATTCTGTAATCCCATCATCAACTGTCACTGTTTATATGGTGAATAGTATTCCTGGATTAGAGGTTGGAAGCCAGGTAACCATTGCAAATGTAGTTGAGAATGAATACAATGGTTCTCAAATAGTCACTGAAATTTTATCTACAGATGTATCCGGAAATCCAAATGCTTTTAGGTATGAACTACCATCTACTCCAAATATAGCTTCTCCAGATCTCTCATCAGTAAGAAACGAAGCAGTTCTATTCTACATCTCCGAGAACTCAACTCTTACAGCAAACTCTTATTATTATGAATATTGGGATGAAGGTCTTGGTTACTCCGTTTATGTTCCATCAAATTCCTTTATCAAATCAATAACAAACTATGAGTATGAGATGCAACTTGAAGAACAGAAAAGACACATCTTTGTTCTGAAGCCATCATATCTGAATGTTGTATTCAATGATATGGATGAGATTATGCCATACAAAAAGGGTTCTGGCCAATTTGTGTCCAGAACCCTGAAGAGAGGAGAAAATATTAGATTGTATCAGTGATAGAACTCAATCATCAATCAGTCGTTGGAAATACTGAAGACTATCGTCATCATCTTCATCACTTGAACTAGGAAGATTGTTCAGTTCTTGACGAAGATCTTCGGGAACTTCCTTACTCTTACGATAAGAAGCTTCCAGTTCTTCAATCACACTCTCCTCACGAGAAGGAGTTGTTTCATAGGAACTAAGATCGTCTTCTTGTTCTCGAACTGCAACCCGATTAGATTTCTTACCCAGAACATAATTCAGACGCTTCTCAAGATCCTCATAGGACTTGAACTGATCTGGAGCAACAATAGCAGACAGAGAATACTCTTTCTTCCACAGAGCTTCCAGAGCATCATCATCATCAAGAAGTGCAGACGGACGATCAAACTCCGACTTATCGTAGTTCCAATAACCTTCAACCTTACGAATCTTCAGACGGAAGTTAGCTCCAGTCCAGAAGTCAAAAGGATTGATAGGTTCTTCATCATCAAACTCTGGTTGCATTGCGTTCATAATCTTATCAAAGATTTTTTTGCCGTATTTAAACTTTATGTTCAGATTGGTTCGCAAGTCCAATCCCGATCTTATTCAGCTATATTTCTCAATATAGAACAGACTATATCATAATCCATTAAAAATGGACTCCAAGCACTTCGGTTATCATTTGCTTATAACCTACTCCGATAAACGGATAGTCGTTGAACCTTACCTTCTGTGATAGGTCTTGGCTGCTGATTGTCTCTATTAAACTGTTTTTACACATTTCAGATTCTTTAGGTTCCCATACAACTAGAAATGGTATATATCCTGCATTTTTAGATGCTTCCATTTTTAACAATACATTACTCTTGTGTATTTTTAAAGTATATGAAGATTTAACTTCAAAGAGTAAATTATCTATTATGATATCCGGATAATAACGTCTGGTTTTTCCGTTAGTATCTTTATATCTTATTGATATTTTACTATCTACTTTAATTTTAGTACTGTCAAAATGGTCTGTTAGAACATCAAGAACATATTTTTCATATCCTTGAGTACGAACCTGTATACCATTTAGTGTATACATATGATATTTGTATTGATTTCTAGATTTAGTAATATTGTCGAAGAACTGATTATATTCTTCTTCAGACAATTTTTTATACCATTCTTTTTTATGATGTGAAATAAATTCAGAGTAAGAAGCAAATCCTGTATTTTCAAGTAAAGTTGATACCCTTTTCTTTTCAATATCTTCTTTTGAATTATTTGAACGCCGAGTATTCAACATTTTACTTATTATGGATTGCTTATCTTCCTCAGAAGAATTTTTCCATATTTTCTCAGTATTTTTATTATACTGAGAAGAACACTTAGAATTACAAAACTTACGATAAGAAAATTTTGTAAATTTTGTAGAGTTTCCACAGTTAGGGCATATGCCTTCAGAATCTAGTTTAAAGTGTTCATCATAATAATTTTTTGGTTCTAATCCGAATTTTTTTATTATTCGAACTATTCCCACTTTAGAATAGTATTTTCCGTCTAAATCACAGTACAATTTGTTTATCATATGTGTTCTTTTATATAAAACTATTTATAAAAGAACAGTTTTCTTTCACAGTGAATCTGTTTTAGTCAGTTTACCTAACAAGATTTTCCAGCAATTCACTTGGTTTTCATATAGTATTACTACTATATGCCTCTTTCTAAATCAAAGGAAGACTTTACCCTCATTCTGAGGATTTGCGGGATCCTTGATAACGTAGATGTTGCTGTAATAGGACAACTTACGCTTTTGCTTACGAACAGTTTCCTTATCCTTCTCATTACCACTGTTCCAGAGTTCCCGATTGTATTCAGAAACAGGATCTTTCTGACCAATTGTAGTCAAAGAGTTCTCAATATACCATCCACCATTACCTTGGAATGCGTGTGCAAACATTTTGACCCACGGAAATTCCTCACCATCAGGTGCAGGAAGGAAACGAATGACTGCGGAACCTACACCGGTCTTATCCATTTCTGGACGCCACATCCTTTCGTCTGCACCACTTCCCGTAGTGCTCATTTTTTCAACTTCCTTGACCAGTTTAGCGGTCAGAGAACCAAGAGAAGATTGTTTTTTCAGATTTTCAAATGACATGTTTTGTATTACCTTTGTGATTTGTATTTGGCTTTTTGGACTTCAATATTCTATAGGTCCTAACCCATCTTGTCAATACCGTCTTTCATGCATTCAATAAGTTTATTCATGTTATTGAAGATAGAATTGACGTCAGCATCTGTGGGAAATCCCATCATCTCAATGGATCTATGAATTCTCTCTTTCATTTCAATAGCTTCTGGATCATCAGATAATCTCAAACGAGTATAAAGAATTTGTTGTTTATTTGTCAACTTCTCCAGAAGACTGATATGAAATAACCTCTCCTCTTTATTCATTTCACTAAAGTTGAAGACATTCATATAAATGTCTTCTTGAAGCATAGAAATTTCAGATAGTTCTGCACGAACTAATTCAGAGTCAAAGAAACTCATAATCCCCCTATAATTTGTTTTAGAACCTTTTTATATTGAAATACATCTATATGTAGGAATGAAGAATATTTTTTGATTCTAATTCTTACGGTTTCCCACACAGGATCTTTTAGTTTTCGATCAAAGTTTTTCACATACTCGAATATCCTATCATAGATTACCATTGTCTCGATACTAACTTCACCAGACAAAAACATTCTCAACAAAACAGGATGTCCTTTTGAGCAGTCAAAAACATCTTTGAAATTGTTTTCAAAGACTTTCTCAGATTCTTGTCTGAAGAGATAAGATAGTGATTGAATTCTTTTTTGCCAGGACTTATATCGTTCTTCTCCACCTTTGATCATCTCACCAATCCATAATGTACTTGGGTCAGTAGATGAACTGAAGTTTGAAACAAAGAACTCAACTATTTCCTTATCGTTCTTTTGTCTCGATAACTTTTCGAAAAAATATCTATCACGTCGTTTATAAAAAGATTGAAGTGAGGCTCTGCTTTTTCCCTGATACTTATGGTAATCATACTTATTATCTACAAAATGCCTTTTTAAGGATAGATAACATTTATACGTTTCAAAGGGAACCATTTTCAAAAAAGTAATATAATAAAAAATTTCTGGGATTTTTTGTGACCTTTTTGAATCAAAAGATCAATTTTGCCCTGGAGGTTCTCTTCAGAAAATTAAGTTCCATTGCCTCATACTTTAGTTTTTCTTTGAGAGGTTTGGAGATCAGTTTAGCAACTGATTCCAAATCAATAGTATTCTTCTCACAAAAATGAACAATGGCATCAATGTAATTCATGTCCGGGTTCTTCTGTACTAGAATCTCGATTTCTTTAGCAAATCGAGATGGACAGAAAAACTTATTTTCTAGTTCCTTTTGTAATTCGTTTTCCATATGTCCCAGTACAGTAATCATCATTTTGAATCTAAAATTATAAAGTTATTGTAGTCAAGGTAAAAATATTTGTCAAGGAAGTTTATCTTCGACAAATTTTCGGATGTATTGTGTGAGTAGCTGAAGG